TTTAGTGGTGCGTTATTAGTATTCCTGATTGTAAAGGTGGCTTGAAAGTCAACCCCTTGTTCAAGAACTAAGTTTACATTCCTTGCCGCCATTATTGGAGTCCGTTTTTAAGTATTTATGAATTACTGTCTAGTTTAGACAGGATAAGTTTCATCATATCTTTCATTTCACTTACATCAGATTTTAACTGATCAATTTCATTAACTTTTTCAGTAATTTCATTTAATCTAGTAACCTCTTTGACTTTTACCGTTTTTAATTCTAGATATTTTTGATAATCTGAATCTGAACAATTTAAAATAGCACTAGAGTTTTCATCTCTGAATAACCCTATATTTCCTTCTACTGGTATTAACATAATTTTAAATAGTTGCAATAACTCTAAAATCTCTAATCTTTGGTACAAACGCTGAATTTGTGCCAGACATTAAGATTTTTATCTGGAATCCATTAAATTGAGGTAGATTGGACGCTGTAAATTCATAAGAGTTGAAATTATCTTCAGAGGTTGAATTTTTTATGTTTTTATCTGGTCTTCCATTATTTTTGGATGAATTAATAACTTGTGAATTTGCATCCAGATTATCATATCCTGGAAATAATTGCCAAAGTTGTGCTGTTGCTGGAGAATCTGGTCTAAAAATTCTATAACATACTCTGATATCATTGCTTGAATGTCTAAAAGCATCAAAAAATACTTTTAAATTATCGGCCACTTTATCTAAAATAACAATATTACTCAAATATGTTGCTGCTGTTGGATCATCAGTTAATGAATTAACTCGTGGATCATCAGCATAATTTGTAATTTTAGAATTAATTCTATTAGAAATAGTAATTAAGTTTACTCTATCCAAATCAATCATTGGAGAAACTTTTTCATCTTCTGTACTTAAAGTCAGTTCCATTGTAAACGACTTTTTACCAGGAAAACTTGATAAATATGTTTCTTCATTTATTTGAGAACTTATAATTCTTGGAGAACCGAATTCAGTATTTGAATTTAAAGCTACATCAACAAATCCCTGATCTAAAAATGCCGTTAGATTACTATCTGGAGAAGATCCACTAAAAGTTCTCACTTTTGCTGATATGGATGTTTTTTGTGGTAATAAAGTTTGAATATTAGGTCTAATAATATTGAATGGTATATTTTGAGTTGCTTTAGGACCTTTTGGAGATCCCAATAAAGGTACGGTATCATAAGATCCGCAAGATTTATCAGCATTAAAATATAGAGCTGGATAACCAAGACCGTTTCCTACAGTTCTATCAATTCCTCTACTACTCATTCCAACTTTAACATAATAATAATCCAAATCTGTTGGATAAGTTACCAAATTAGTATCTGACAAATTATGAGTTTTGTTTATTCTCCTCAAAGATACTCCATTTAATTCATACTTAAACACGGGAAACTCTAGATCATATGAACCAGAAATTGAGTCATCAATATTTCTAGTTATTCCAGTTAGGTTATTAGTGGACGTAACAACACCAGTATATCTAATAACTTCATTATCAACTAAAATATATCCGGGATTTACAGAAGAAACTGGAATATTTTCAAAACTAGTGAATATTCCTACAGAACTTACAACAATATTACTTGTTGATGTGGAATTATATGTGGCTTTTAGTGTTTCTGGTTTTTGATCTGGTTCTATACCGGAAAGTGTTACTTTATCTACTAAAGAATACATTCCATGATTATTATGACTGACTTTAAAATGCAATCCATCTGTTAAATCAGTTATAGTATTTACATTTGCACCGGAAAGAAGTGTAGTTCCCGCAGAACCAACGTAATACAAACTATCAACTGAATTTTGATTGAGAGTTCCCTGTACTCTATCAACTAATAAAGAATTGAAAGAGGAGATTACTCCTACATTATTTGGAATAGTAAGAATTAAATTAGTTCCAAGGCCATCTGTTTGGGAATAGTTAACTTCTACCGAATCTCCATAAGCATATCCAGTTCCACCAATAGAAACTGTAGCTGCAATAGCAACTCCATTTTGAACACTTAAATTAACTTTTGCTCCAAAACCAGATCCAGTTATGGAAACTAAGTTTACATTAGAATAAGTTTTAAATGCAGAAGTAAATCCAATTCCAGCTGAAGTCACTACTAAAGTACTACCAATTCCCACAGATCCAACAACACTCTTCAGATTTGATCGGAAAGTAGTGTTATTACTTTGAAGAATTGGACTTCCAGCAGTTAGTCCAGTAACTTCAGTTGAAGTTAAACTTTTACCTAATCCAATTAGAGTTGACTTAGAAATACAATCAAGTGCATTTGCTCTTAAGGTTACAACTTGATTATTACCAATATCCAATTTAGGATTGTAGAATCTTACAGTAGAAGATCCAGTAACAAATTTTGCTCTGTAAAGAGTTAATTTTAAATCTTCTAGTTGGCTAGGATCCCATGTTGCACCATTTTGAGATTTAAATAGTGAACCTAATAATGGTTGTTGAGATACAACGATCTTCTGGGATTCTGGTAAATTCAATGTAGTTACATCTTCCTCACCCATTCTAGAAACCCACACTGTATATTCATTTGAAGCAGAGAGTAATACCACACAGTAAGAATTTCCACTTTCAAGATAAACCGGAGATGGGAAAGTAAATGTTGTAGCTGTTTTACCATCTTCAGAAATATTCACCTGACTTGGATCTAAAACAACTTCACCAAAAGGAATGATTGTTGTTGTAGGCAAACCAGTTTGCATAGTTCTGATTTGCATAGTGATTGGTAAACTATTAGTATCTTTGGATCTAAAGAAGACATCACATTTTGTAATAAATACACCATTTTCATCAGGAACTTCGAACGATTGTGCTAAAGGATCAACCCATCTTGTTTGTGTTACAGTACGATCAACAAAAGAAGTTCCAGCTTGGAGATTTGTTTGTTGACTTGATAAGGTTCTTTCTTCACTTCTATTCAGTCTTTCTACATTTGCATTTCTTGTTCTTAAAGTAACCTCTTCAGTATTGTTTAGAGTTCCAGAAGATGTAAATTTAGCGTCTGCTGTACTATCTGTTGCTCCAACAATAGTTGTGTTAATTGAACTAGTCGTAAGAGTAAAAGTTTTTGTTCCGGTTTCAAATGATGGGGTTGATTGTAATTTTGAGTTAGGAATATATATTGATCCAATTAAGGTTCCAGCAGTATCAGTAATCAATCTGACATCAGTTATTTTTGCAATAGCCTTAGATACCTCGCCTTTTAGTTGCATGTTTGCAACAATGTGGCCATAAAATCCAGAAGCGGATTGTAACTCTAAAGAACCAGTATCAACATTTAATATAGTAGAAGTTGTTGAGTAGGATGAAGGTATTGATTGAGTTGGCGAATATGGATTATCTGTATAAATTTGTTCTGGTTGATTATATGGGCCATACTTATGATTAGGAGTTGATAATCTAAATCTAATTGAGGTTGTTCCGACTGTACCGACTACAGTTTCTCCAACGGAAAAAGTACCACTTTCCATCTGAATTTCAATAAGTTTTGGAACAATATATTTGTTCATATCAACATTATCAAAAAATGCATATAATCTAGTTTTTGGTTTCAATCTCCTTGCTATAAATTCAATATTTCTCGATCTCATTGTATGGATAACTTCTGTTGATATAACAAATGTACCCAAATTAACAGAGTCAAATCTTTCAGATACTTTATATTGAATACCCTGTCTAGCTTGTTTCGTAGTTGTTAATGTAGTTACATTAGCAAAGTTGGTGTATTGATCTCTATAGTTTATAGTTGTTGTTTCGGGAATTCCTCTACCTTTCTGGAATCCACCTCTATGACTACTTCTGGAAATTTCGTTTGTACCAATATACAAACTTCCCATATTTTGTCTGGCGAGTTCTTGCGTTCCAGTCCAGGTAGTTTCCCAAGCACCCCAATCTATTGGTGATAAACCAGTATTTGAATCAACACCAAGTTGTTGTATAGTAGTTGAATAATTTCCTTCTTGATCTACTGTTCTTTTTGTTCCTCTAGTTTCAATCCAAGTATCTGTTGCTGGATTTAATTCTATAGCTCCAATCCAGTTAACAACATTAAATGGGTTTACATTTTCAATTCTAGTTGCAAAAGTATTTTTGAGAAATTCAACGTCAGTGTATTTTAGACAAACAATATCACCGACTTTAACTGTATTTGGATTTCCCAAATCTTTTACAAATCTCAAGTCAGCATCAGGATTTGAAACATTTGAAGATCCTATTACTGCTTCAGAACCAAGAAGAAGATCTATTGAGGTAGTGTAGTGTTGAGGTCTTAGTAAACCTTCTTTTGTATCAATACTACATTTATGTTGAGGATCGCCTAAAGATCCAGAACTTACTGATTTAAAATTATCTACAAGGAAACCACATTTAAATCTATCTAATTGTGTTTGAGAATCTCTTAATGTTAGATTTTTAGTGTCTGTTTCTAAGAGAGATAATGAAGTATAGTATTCAATATTTCTTAGTCTATCTTCAAGTCTAGCAATATCTTGCATTCTATAACGTTTATGTGGAGACAATTGTACTGTCACATCTCCAATGTTATAAACGTATGGTTTCATAGTAATAGTTGCCACTTCCAGAGCATTTTCAATAATGCCTGGAGCAATTGGACTTAAAGAAGGCACTCCTTTGGAAACAAAAAATTCCCCATATCTGTTAAGATATAATCTATCTGTTCTAGCAAGATAATATGAATAGGATAAAAATAAATTTTTATCCTTAGCAAAATTATATGGTGTAGAATTTGTTGTAGGTAAAAATTGTCTTGATGCAAATTCAAATGGAGAATATGGAGTTACAGTGCTACTATATGGACTGACTCTGGGCCTAAGATCGATAATATCACTTGCTCTGTAGAAACCAATTAAAGGCAATTCATTTGAATACCTTTCACGTTCATATGAACTAACGGTTACAAAATCTCCGTCATCATTAGGATCAATATAATAATGATTATATACTATTTTTAATCTTTTTGTTGGTGCAGTTACTCCCGATTTTCTTCTTAGTGATGAATAATCAGCTATTTCTAAAGTTTGACCATTATCAAAAATAAAATCTGATACTATATTTCGATCACCCTCTATTAACAAACTTACTTCTGCAGTAACATTTGATTCATAGAAGAGAATATTTTCTCCTTTAATAAAAGTATTTTCATTAATATAGACAAATTCTACTTGATTTGTTCCATTAGTCGCAACAAATAATGCCATTGCATTACTAGTTTGTCCATAAATTATTTCACCCTTAACTGCATTTAAAATATTTGCATTTAAATTAACAACTTCTAATTTTGGTAATTCAGCATCACTTGAATCGGAGGATTCGAAAACCCCCATAACATAAATTACATCAGGTAGATTTAATGATATCCTTGCATCTTGAACTCTGGTTCCATAATAAGGTCCATATGTTAGACCATCATTAAGGGTAGTGCTACCAATTCCCGATGAACTAGTATTTGAATTTCTGATGTCTAGAATTGCACATCTATTGTAAATTTTCTTTCTGGACTTTAATCTTCTTTTTCTTAATGTAGCCGTCAATGTTGCAGCTCCATTTGTGATCAAATTCACTAACGTTAGAGTTCTCGCAGAAGTAATTGTAAATTGTCCAGAAGTTAATGGTTCTATAGTGCCATTAGCGTATACTAGAGAGTAATCTTCTTCATCAAATGGTTCTAGACTAATATTAGTATCCGTTTCTAAAGTAGCTGTTAATCCATTCGATGAAACAGTTACTGAATATGATTTTCTGTAAACTATTTCACCTTCAGATACATCAACACTTGAAATATTTGAATTTTGCAATTCTGCAAAGAAGAATGATTCTCTAGTGTTTAATAACGTAGAACTACCTTTTAATAATCCGTTTAAAGTCGTTGAACTTGTTGGTAATCCACCACTATTGACTCCAACTATGCTTGGGGTCGATTCAATAGTTATGGATTTTGAAGCAGTATTTATAGAGGTTACTCTGTTATAAGTGGGTACTGTTTGACCAGACTTCGTATAAACTAAAATATCTCCTGTATTAATTCCAACTCCAAAGGTAGAATCTGATGTTGTTACAGTACTTATTCCTCCAGAACCTGCAGAAATAGTAAAACTAGTATTTTGTGATGCAAGAGGAATACCAGCGGATATTACAGTATCAGCAGTAAAAGATGTGGTGGCTCCAACATACCCAACTACTTGTCTTACATCTCCTAAAGTATAATCTCTTACATTGACTATCGTTCTAGAGATATCTTGTCCATCAATTTTTAATTGTTCACCAACAGTAAAAGCACCAGAAACTTGATATAGTACTACCTGATTACTGTTTGTAACATTTGAAACCAAATATCCAGATGCTGAACTATTTTTACCTTCAACAAACGCTGGTGTGGACAAACTTATAGTAGTATTTAACTGTAGATATGTATAAGTTTGTACATCAAAAACTGATCCTTCAAAAACGGTAGTAGCATCTTCATATGCATCATTTTTTAATTTTAAATCATAAACTCTACCGACTCCTATCGGAATTCCTGCTGGAAGTCCTGCAGTTGAGGTTCTATTTGAATATAAAGTTACTCGACTACTTGAACCAAATCCAACAGGAATAGTTCCATAAACGTTATTAACTTCTACTTGATTTCCTAAGCTAAAAGGAACTGTTGTATCTTTAACAGTTTCTGTAGTTCTTGGTTTTTCTAAATCGGCGTTGACTGTTATAAGAGTTTCAACTTCATATCCTTTAACATATGCTTTTCCTGGAGAAATTTGCAGAGTTAATAGATCATCTGATGGAGTATTGCCCTGTTTAGTTGATTGTCCTGGATTATAAACTCCATTGTTTCCTATTTTATTGTTTAATGATTCCTTAGCAGTAACACTAAATGGTTTTACGTAATAATCTCCAGATTCATCATTAGTTCTTCTCGCCAATTCATCGTTTATTAACGTAGGAACATCCTCTTTTTTAGTAACTTTTTTGATAAGTCCATTTTCAATTCTTAATAATTCTACAAAATTTTCATCGTTAAAATCGGTTAATGATTTTTTTATTAAAGTTGCTACAATTCTGAGTCTGTCAGCGCCTGGTGCAGCAAAGTTTGAAAATCCTCTAGCGTTATCGAATAAATCTTGATTTGCTTGAGATGGTACAGCTATATCTTCAAAAATAGACAGTCCAATTCTATAAGAAGGTAAATTAGAATACTGATCTAGTATTACAGTTTGTGGAAAAACATCTACAAAAAATCCTCTTATAAAATAAACTCCTTCTTCTATTTTTGCTGCAGATCCTGTAGCTATAGAATTTGAGATAAGAGTAGTAGCAAATGAAGACTCTAATCTTATAACTCCAGATCCATAATCAATGTTTTCCAATACTATAAGATTTTCGCCATCAACAAAAGTACTACGAGTAAAATCCGTATCACTAGAACTTTGATACTTTACATATAGAGTATAATTATCATTTTCAGATTCCTCACTAGTGATATAGTTTTCAATTTTAGCGGTTACTCCACTAATCTCACCTTTTATTTGTTTACCAAGTAAATTTGGTAAATATGTAATTACTGGAATGCTTAAGTGAGTTGGATCAATTTGAACACAACTATACTCAGAATCATAAGCAATATTTCCGGGAATAACTACCTGACCTTCTTTGAAAAAATGTTTGCCAAATTTTTCAAGTTGATTTTGTGCAATAGACTGGAGTGTTGTTAACTCTCTTGCTTGAATTGGAGTTCCTGGCTTAAATAAAACTCTTTGATAATTCTTTCTCGGATCAAAATCATCAAAATATGGAGATGTATTTAAATTAGTGTTTTGTGCCATTTCTATTAGAACTCCAATACAATTTTAATGTCTTCTTTTTGATTAGCTGATCTGGGAATTGGTTGTCTATTATCCAAATAGATAATATCACCCGATTTTTTATTATATTCAGCAGAAGAAATACCCGCTACAAACTCCTGACCCAACTGATATATTCTATTATTTATTGTGGTAGTTATACCACTGAAATTTGAATTAATAGATAATGTTGGACCGACAATAGATGAACAAGTGATTGTTAGTCCATATCCGGCATCTGGATTGGAAGTGAATGGAATAATTTTATATCCAGTTTCACTTGAAGCTAATCCAGTGGATTGATAGTATTTAAGTACTCCTGTTATTGAATCCCATGATGCTACAAATCCAATAGCAGTAGAACCCAATCCGACTGTTTGTTTAATGATTGAATCAACTCCATATGTAGTATTAGTTGTAACTCCAGATAATTTTAGAGCATTTAATCCACTAACTAAAGATAAATTCAATAATTGAGTATTACTTCCAACTATTGTTGGATTTTTTATAATTCCAACTCTAGCAAAATCATTACCCAAAATAATATCTGGATTACTTTCTAAAGTTTCATATCTAGAATACAATAGAACTCTATATGCACCCAATTCTCTATAAACGTCATATCCATGACCACCTTTTGGTGGAATAATGACATTAAAAGATGCTATAGATGTAGTCCCTATTCCCGTATTACTTAATTGACGTAATGGACCAGTTATTTCAGATCCTGGAGCACCAGGATAAAACTCTATACTTCCATAAGTATATCCGTTCCCCCCATCAGTGACAAATACTTCAGATACCTTACCAAAAGAATCAATTGTAATTGTAGCTTTACCTCCAGTTCCATCGCCCAATATAGGAACATTGGAAAACGATGTTGAGATTGGTTGATAATTAGCACCTCTATTATTAACAAGAACAACTTCAATTTTTCCATCAATTGCATTATTTTTTGTAGAAATTGTTTCTCCATTATTACCCCAGTCTTCAGGTACTGGTATAAATTCAATGGAATCGAACTTTACTATTTCAGATGGTTTAATAGTATACAAATATTTCCAAACATAACCGTCGCCACTAGCACCTGCAGCTCTAGGCTCTAAATCAATAAAAGTTGGTTGGTCAAAGGATGGTCTTCCCTTTGGATTTTCTGGATCTGTTCCATTTTGTAGACAGACATAAACTCTCAAATCTTCATTTATTACATAATAATTTGCTTCATATAAACTTGTTTGAGATGTGACTGGAGTAACATTATATACGTTATAGTCATGTCTATACATTTCATAAGTATTTCCAGCAACCCAAGTGACTTTTCTAACAAGTCTCCTAACATCTTGATTTGTAATTTGTTTTAACGATATAATACTTTCTTTGACTTGATTCTCTTCCCTAAACCCATCTACTGGAGATGGAGTATTTGTAATCCAGGTAGAAGATCCACCAGAAGCCGGATTAGTACTATTTGGTAGCCCTATAAAAGTATAATATTTGTTTGACGTATCCCCTACTGCAGAAACACTTTTTACAAAGTTTTCCGCATTTAAAATTCTAAACTGATCTGATATTATGGCGGGCATTTTAGAACATACTTTTTTTTATTTAGTTACATTTTACTTACTTATTATACTTCTAGTCCTTATAATTTTAGGAGAGGAAGAAATTCCAGAAATTCCATTATCATTAAAAACTTCAAAAGTTTTTGGATTACCTAAAATTCTATTTTGATAATCATAAACTTTAGCCCAACTATATCTACCATAATAATTATTTGTTCCGACGCCTGTATTGTTTGATCCTCTTGCGTAAACTTTAACATAATTATCGACCATAGGTGCAAAATTACAGGTTACAGTGACGATTCCAAGTGATGGTGATGTTACATCTTCTACTATATAAACTCCATCAATAAATGATTTAGCTATACCAATTTTTGAATTTGGATAATTACTCATACCACCAAGAAGAGTCGTAATTCCAACCAAATCTCCACCAGTTTGAACATTACTGTCAGTAATTACAAAATAATCACCTTTAGATAATTGACTATTAACAATTCCAAAAATATTCAGTGAAGAATATCCAATTCCTAAAGTACTATTATCATATTGTTCAGACTTTAAGGTAAAGGAAATTTTTGGAGAAGTTGTGCCGATACCAGGAGTTCCTGAAATGTAAGTTGTAATTCCAATAATTATTCCATGATCACCGATAACTTTGAATGACTTAACTAATTCAGTATTATAAGTATCCAATTCCACTATTACTGGAGGAGGATTATTTAAATTGTACCCAAATCCAGGATTAACAATTTGTATTGAGGTAACAACTCCAGAAGTTACGCTAGAGATGGCAGTAGCTCTATTATAAATTGGTTCTGCGTATATTGCAGTAGCTCCAGATCCTATGGCAACATATCTACCATCAGAACCAAGATTATCAACAAATATTAAATCATTAATGAAATTAGCTTGTGATGTTGATCTATAAATCCAATTACTTAAATCAAAGGAGTAATATAGATCTCCTGTAGCTGTAACAATTACATAAAAACCATAGTTATAATAAATGTTCACTACATTTGCAATTCCAAGATTATTTGGAATTGTCTGATATAAGTTTCTATTTACAGATCTCACTACTACTCCATAATCACCAACTGCAATAAATTTTCCATCAACATAAATTACTTTATTTAAGTTAGTGCTAACTGGGGAGTTTGCAGATTCCCAAATATTTCCATTATTTGATGTTCTAATTACTCCATCATTACCAACTGCGACAAAATATTCCGCTCCAAAAGCAACACTATTCAAATTAGATAGAGTTTCTGAATATCTACTTACAAAAGAATCTGTAGATATCCCAGTTCCAATAAATATAGACCCACCAGCTCCAACAGTAACCCAAGTATTAGTTACACTAGAATATACTACCTCATTGAATGTTCCAGTATAACCACTACTTACTTTATTAACTGCACCCAATCCAGGAACTACAAAATCATCCAATAAAGGCATTTGAGTCCAAGAAGATATAACGTTTCCATAATCTGTAGCCTTTACTATTTGACCTAAATTGCCCACAGAAACTAAGAAGTTGCTTGTACCAACTCCAACTGTTTCTAAAGAATTAAAACTAGAAGTTACGCCAAAACCAATAGTAGAGACTTGCCAATTTATTCCATCAAAACTAGTAGAATATACTGAATTATTACCAACAGCAATAAATTTATTTGTATATTTAATGGATTTTAAAGAATATGTAGTAGATAAACCAACTGAACCTGTCCAATTAAAAATAGGATCTTTTTTATTAATTAAAGATTCCGAAATAATTACTTTTGGTGATTGAGTATTAGCATATCCAACTCCACCATTTATAATATTAATAGATGAAATTGTAGAAGAAGATGAAACTATGGTTTGAGCTAAACACTCTTGAATAGAACGATTCTCTAATATTAACAAATCTCGAATGTCTTCTGACAGTAAATCAATGTCCGAAAATAGAGGATATGCATTATCAACGTATATTACACTGTCTTCCGATTTTACTTTTTTAATGACAGTTGCAGATGGTTTAATGTTACTTTGTAAACTTGGTCTCGCCTTAGAATATAAAGTTCCACTAATGACGGTATCTTGAACTTGTTTTTTCCAAGTCAAAGGCCTGATTTTTGTAGAATCAGTAATAATACCAACAGAATAATAATTAAAGGTTTCTAATTGATCCGAAGATGTAATTTTTTTAACTATCCTATCAAATTGGGAAATATCAAATGGATCTTGAGGGTTTTCTTGAATTACTATACTATCACCCGTCTTAATAGTTTTGGGTGGATCAATCAATTCAACATCAAGCGAAGATCCTCTATAATATAAAATAACGCATTTTGAACCAAATTTAGGAGCCTCAGTAAATGATATCCTACTTCCTGAGAATGTATAAGATACACCAGGAACTTGTAATATATCGTTTATGTATATAAAAATATTATTGGTTATATCCAGATCAGTCCCTTCAGGTACTTTTAAACCTATAGTCTGCCTTACACCATTTACAGTAGTTGAAAGTGTAAATTTCTTTCTAAATCCATTAAAAAATTGAGTAATATCATCAAATCGTATAAATTGACCTGGATAAAAACCGTAGAAACTATCTTTTTCAACATCTTCAACTGTTAGGACAAACGGTTCAAAACCAAATGATGCATTAGTGGGTATTCCAATAGGTGTAAGTTTATCTCCAGCCTTGTATCCCACTCCAGATTGATCAAACTTATATGAAATAATACTAGATCCCATACCAACTTCAACAGTAAGTTTGGCTCTCTGACCAACTCCAGAAGTTCCTCCAGTATAACCCAAGCTCAGATTACTGTAACCTGTTGGTATTCCAATAACAACTTCTGGAATAGACGTTGATGTATACGAAGATCCAGCATTAACTATGACAAATCCAGTAATAGTTCCCGCTGCACTCACTGTAGCCGTGATACTTGCGCCAAATCCAATAGTGGATGCGATACTAACAACAGGTACAGATCTATATCCAGATCCAGCTCCAGTAAGAACTATACCACTAATAGTACCAGCAGCAGAAACAATTGCAGTAGCAGCTGCTCCAATTCTAGGGACATACCCATAACTAGTTGATATAGAAACTTTTGATATTCTTCCAGAACTTGGAGTACCTGACAAGAATCTAAGTACATTTGTACCACTACCATCTACCGTATAATCAATTGATGGATCTTGGAAGACATTATTAATTAAAACTATTGGGTTATTGTTAATTTCAGTGGAACTATTTACATTATTGAAAATTGTATTAGTAGTTTGTCCATTAGATTTTATGGTAAATTCTGTTGCGGCAATTCCAGTAAAAGATAAAGATATGTCATCAAATAACAGATTTCTATCTTGAGGAACAGTTGGATCAAATCTTCTACTAAAAGCTCGTCCTCCAAAAATAGATCCAGTTTCCAACCCTACTGGACCAATCTTTCCGTATGGTGGTTGGTCAAAATAAATTACATCACCAACAATATTAAAATTACCAGTTAAAACCGTTGCAGCAACACCAATAGTATGAGCTGTGGAAACTGTACCGAAATATCCACGTATAACTTCTATTTGATTGGAAGAGGTTATTCCGATGGTTCTAATCGAAACATATTCATCATCAATATTGATAATATCATTAACAGATATGGATGAAATTCCAGAAGAAATACTCAATATTGTTGTTGAAGCTGATGAAACACTGGAAGCTAGAGAAACATTCAATGATTTTCTAGATACAGCTTTTTGTATTATTCCGTCTATTGTAATTATAGCACTAGAATTTGGATTTTTATAAGACAGTGAATGTATAGCAGTACCTACACCAGTTATATTTAAAAATACACTAGTAGATAATCCAGAAAGTTTAAATTCATTATCATTTAACTTATACACAAACACTGAAATTGGTAAGTTTTTAGTACCAAGTTCTAATGGTCTGAAAGATAAATTATCCTTAGATCCAGTTCCTCCAATATATGTTCCAGCTACAGAAATAACTGAGTTAGCATTATATCCAGATCCACCATTTACAACCTGTACGTAATTAATTTCTCCAGAAGAATTTCTTGATACATTAAATGTAGCTCCACTCAAATCTATAGAAGGAACAGATGAATAACTTGTATTTGCTTGAGCCTGTATTACAGTTGGACCAGTTTTAGAAATAATAAATGTTAAATCATTGGTAGGACTTGTTCCAGAAAAATATGTTCCAGATATAGAAACTTGTTCACCAACATTATATCTACTTCCACCATAGGTTAAAACTACTGATGTTGATAAAGCAACTCCACCGCCGCTATATGAAATTAATACATTAAATGTTGCGTCAGTTCCAAGTCCAGTCGTGTTTAATCCTATTACTTGAGTATAGTTTATAGTACCAGTTGGCCCAGTTGGAACCGTGCCAGAAACGGTTGTGGATATCGCTACACTATATCCATTTTCATATATTGCGGTTCCATTAAACTGGTGTACATTTAAAAGAGTATCGACACTACCAGTAACATAAGAAGTAGTTGCGATTCCAATTGGACTTCCATTGGAATATGAATAAATTAGTTCTTGACCAGATTGGAAATTATGATTTGGTATTACAAATTTATCATTAACAACATCAATACTAGTTCCGGAAAACTCATGTTTAAACAGGGATATTCCGTTGTTTTTCAATTTAAATGTACTTAATCCAACTACAGATCCACCTCTAGCTAAAGATGGATATAGAATTGTATTTGGAGCAGCTGTAGTTCCTATTCCAATTATTGAAGTTATTATTCCAACATAATTACCAATAGCAGTCCAAACATCTGCACAGCAATTTTCACTATAAGTTGGACTACAATCAACGTCTGGTAAAATTGCAGAATTACTATATTGTGACGTAGATATAAATGCCTTTTGAATTGTACCCCCACTAACATAAGTATGTGATATGGTAGATGGTCCAGGATTTACTTTGAATCTAACTGCATCGATAACTTCTACACTATAAACAAATCCTTTAGGTGACAGTGGACCATTTCCATCAGGACCAGCTCCTAAACTTGGGAAAATTGCTGTGTTTATGCCTCCGCCAGAGTTGCATGAGAACGACATGTCTTTCAACACCACATAATTCGTAGTAGTTGTTGACAATCCATGAGCACTAGATGTGGTAATCGTAGTTATTCCTGTTATATTATTATAAACTGCCGTAGAAATACTAACAGTATTCCCGAGTTGATAGGAAGTTTTAACTCCAACATTATTAATAATATATTTTGATAGATCAATAATATAGTTAAATCCGGCTATAGTTTCTATAGACTCTCCCGCTACATAACTTGTTCCACCAGCTCCCGTCCAATAAGCAAGTCCAGCTTCAATTGTTTTATTACTTGATTTATATTTGAGGTCATGTGTAATTGCATCAACAATATACCCAACGTCTCTTTTACAAATAGTTCTATCCCAATCGGGATTTGTTGTAATTCCGGGATATGTAGCGGTAATAAATCCAACTACCTCTTCTTGGATAAACTCCCTGTTACCATCCAATAAGTCAGAAGCATCGGAAAAACGTCCATCTAAAGATTGAATAGAACTTCCTTCAAATTGATTGCTGATATCATCAATTTCAATAACTTTATTTGTTCTATTCATTATATAAGAACTTAAATCAACTCCTTCATCAAAATATACATTTTGAGTAGATCCATCGGGAGATAACTCTTCTTCATAAACTCTGGCAAAATTTTTCCGAATACTTAGAGGTATTGTTTGATCAATATTAATAAATGTAAATGAATCTGTAGCCAATAATCTTGGCTTCATATCGGATGATTTAGCAATTCCCAAATTAACTTCATTTAAAGTTGGTTTAGTAACAATTTCTAAATCGGAAAATTCTTTAAATCCAGAAGGATGTACGATAGATCTTACGGATTCTCTCCAGATATTATAGGGAATGTTTCCTTTAATTGAATAAGAAAACTTCTGATAGTAAAAATTATCCGAAATTCTTTGCAAATAATCATTAGTAATACCAGAAGAAAAATCTATAGAAGAGGTTTTGTCTCTAGATACTCCTAAAGTAGCGTATAAATTAAATACATCAAAATATTCAACTGTACCATTAATTTTTGTTGTTTCTCCGAAAATTTTATCTCCAACATTAATTTCTCCAGAAATGTTTTTTAATCTCATTTGATTAAGATTATTATCCCAACCATTCTCCATTACTGTGCCAGAAAATGTAGCTGAAGATACCTTCTCATTTGAAATATAACTAACATCATCTTTCAATATCATGTCAAACACAGGAAAATCATTGGTATTAATAACAACTCCCAAGTTAAATTCATCACTATATGCACCAAAGGAACCTGTAGTAATTCCGGTCATATTATAAGTTACTGTATTATTAGAGGTACTTACACCTATAACTTCAAAAGAAGAATAATTATATGAAGACGAATTAAAGTTAGCTTGATGTTTTGTTACATCAGTTAATCTACAATTTTCAATAAAAATTGTATCCCCAATTTTAAATGGATATTCATAATCAGTTTTACCAAATCCAGATGTTATAAAAGGAGTAAATCCTGGAGTGTTTGACAACTCTAATGTTATTAGATTACCTGCAACAGAAATTGAGTCAATTTCATATCCATTTGAGTTGTATATTGGAATAATTTCAAGAGGAGATGATAATGAGGTGGAGTTCTTAATGATATCTACAGAAACTATAGATCCACCTGATACATTAGAACTAAGTTCAATTCCACTATTATCATTTTTTACGATCAGTTTTGGTGCGGTATTATATCGTTTACCACCAGTGATAATCCCAACATAATCTATGGTTCTTATATCTTTTATTCCAATAACAGTTGGTACACTTAAAGATGGTGATAGGGTTGGATCTGTTGGATAATCAAATCCATCTTTAACCCTACTGAAAGTTTCGACTCTACCTATATTTGGTGATATGAGTTTTACTACCGCATCTTTACCAGAATCACTCTTAACTTCTCTAATATTAGGTAATTTTTTATACCCTCTACCTGGAAAATTAATTTTTAATTTAGATATTGGACCCGAAGCTGTCAAGGATGTAGTTTTGTATGAAAAATTAGTAGCACTCTGACTGACTACTTCTTTTTCAAAAGAAGTTAATTTCTTAGTATTAAAGAACGTAAATGTTTTATCGGAAGAAGTTGCTACTTCAAACTTATCATTAAGTTGATGATTTATGATTGAAATTTTATTATGAGAATTTACATCGACATCTGGAGATATTTGTTTTGCACTTTCAACAGAAGACCCTTTGGGGAATAACCCATAATATATTGGAAAAAATTGAGTTGAGAGGTCCAGAATAACTTTTGCTCCAGAATTTCCAGATGTTCCTTGTCTATCAACAAAAATTCCAGTTCTTTCATTAATTTTTTCGACAAAAGCAGAATCAAAATAAAATTGCATATCAAGATTCAATAAACTACTGTCAGATAAATCAAATTCTATTTTTGTGGTTCTTACACATGTAATTTGTGGATTAATAAAATATAATTTTTGTGTTGTTCCACCAGTGGAAGAAAAATTAATAAAATTAGAATCATCTATATCACTTCTATATTGACATAATTTTATAGAATTAAAATCTGTTTTTGAAACATAATAAACACCATAATTATCAAGTCCATTTATAGGAGAACTAGCAACATAAACAACCTTATCTCCTGTTTCTATATTACCATCATACGCAGAGATATCTATAGAATCTTCTGATACAGAAACATTACTATTGGAGAAAATAATTTCTCGCATTAAGACTTTTCTATTTACAGGGTCAAAAATAACTTTGACGACTTCATTATAATTTGTAGTTAAGTTGAGAGTTATAATGTCGCCGGTAGTTAAATTATGGTTTGATGTGGTAGTTACAACTCCTAATACTTTTTGTACAGTTCCAGTGACCTTAGGATTTAAAGTAGTTAATGAGTGAGCTGCTCCAATAACCCCATAAGCAAAAGTTTGATCCCAAAATTCTACGGATTTTAGATTAGTACCAATTCCAGTAGAACTTGTAAATCCAATTGTAGATAGTCCAATATAATCTTTGCCTAAATTTACAGCATAAACTATCTGGTTATTTTCTAATTTAAATGATACTGCAGATCCTACATTGTTGACGTATAAAGATGTACCAGCAAAACCAGAATTATAAATGAGTGGTTGCCCTGTATAAAACTTATGTGATGGTAGATATATGTTCTTAGATGGTATAAATGTATTTTCAAAAGTCGTAGTTCCAAATCCAACAACAGCACGAACTGATCCAGTTGTACCAACACCCACTGTAAGTCTTGGATCAAAAAATGTTGTGTAATTTTCAAATGTTAAATCTTTTACCTCTACGGTAGGGATTTTAAACTCTCTTGGTAATAAAACGACGTTATCGACTCCTGATGTGTGGACTCCAGTATTTTGAAGTCTATTGACGTAAAATCCAGATCTTCTAACATCTATATTAGTGATTAATAAAATTTCTGAGCCAATACCTATAAAATCATTTGACTTAAATCCATTAATATCTTTTACTGTTATAAAAGTAGAAACACCTGTAACAATATCACTACCAATATTATCCACTAACTGAACTTCTTTTTCTGCAACTTCAGCATATTTTATTCCTTCAAATTTTGATGAAGTAATTGTTGATATTCCACTTATTAAAATTGGCTGACCATTTTTAATTCCATGTGGAGAACTAGTTTTAACTACAGTATTGGGATATCTTATAAAAAATTCTGCATTTGGTATGGTATCTTCAGGTATAGTAAAGGCTTCTATTTCTTTACCTTCCAACTGACTGACAACTATATTGGATTGTATACCTTCAGTACCAGTTATGTCTATATCTACTGGATCATTTACTTTATATCCATCTCCAGGAGAAAATATTGAAACGTCTTCTATTTTACCAGAATTTATTGAAGTTACAAAAAATTCTTGTTTATATTCATCTGATACTTTGTCAATCAAATCGTAATATGAATTACTACTATTTAAATAATATGGTCCAATATTTCTTGTTAAATTTGTAGTAAAAATATTAACATCTTGATTGTACAATGGTAGGAAGTTATCATTTATTGGTTTATCATAGAAATATGGTCCTATAACATAAGGATATTTGGGTATGGATTCATTTGAGGCATTAACGTCTATAGTAGTGAAATATGCATAAGTTCCATTAGGGTATTCTGGAGTAATACAAAATCTTCCATTATGTTGATCCAGATCTCCAGCTCCAGTATACACATAATCATCAATAAAAAATCCACTCTCAAAAGATGGCGGTCTTATTCCAAGAGTAGGGTTGACATTTAATGCATAACTTGAATTCATTCTTCTTATGAATCCACCAGTCGAAGTATCATATGAATATGGACCATAGATTGGATTACCATCATAAGCATAACCCAAAATTGGAGAATGCTGTAATATTCCACTACTTTCTCTATTGGAATCAGTAAAATTATCCGATAACTGATACCTTAATTTTTTAGGAATATAAAAATGAATAAATTGTAGTCCCAAATTAGGATTATCGCTTGGATTAATTAATCCATCATCATCACTTGATATAATATTTTTAGATTTTATGACCTGATTTATTTTCCATTCATTCACATTAGCTAAAAACCTAGCATCTTGGCCTCTATTTTTTAACGTAAGTATAGTATTTGAAGATCCGTACCCTACTCCACCAAAAACAATGTTAACATTGATTAATCTACCGCCTTCTACGATTGGTTCTATTTGTGCATAATTTCCATCACCAGAAATTGATATTTGAGAATTTTCTCTAAATCCTCTTCCTTTATCAATAATTTGAACGTCAACAATTGATCCACCAATAATGATGGGTTTTAAAATTGCCTCGGATGTTATACTGGCAATTCCAACATTAGGTCTTCTATGATAGTTAATAATATCTGTACATCCATATCCAATTCCACCGTCTTCCAAGTAAACATCTTCAATTGATCCTAATATGATGGGTTTTAGTTCTGTACTTATTGTTGTAGTAGATCCCACAGAAGATTTTGATTCTACATGAACTTCAATCGGTGGATATCCAATAGTATGAGTACCGATACCTAAAGAATTAAATTTTACAAATTTATTTTTAATATAATTTTCATTGTTTAATGTTGTACCAATTCCAGCTTCATAAAGTCTAAATTTATTAACATCTATAACTTTAACATAATATTGGGTTAAAGATGATAATCCACTTATTGGAGAGTTTTCATATGAATATTTTACCAATTCAAAATCTTTAAATCCATGTTTTTTTGCAAAAACATATGAATCAAAAGTATTAATTCCAATAGTTTTACTGTCTGCAGAAAGTGCAGATGGTATTTTTATTTTTCTATTGGAATATCCTTGACCTGGATTTTTTACATAAATTTTTGTAAAAGTATTTTTATTTTTTAATGTTGATACAAAATGAAATCCAGAAGAAACTCCAACAATATCAATTTCATTTATTTTTCGGAGGGCATCAGTTCTAGTATTATAAAGTTTAATCTTATTATCTGTTTGAATGCCTACAAAATAAGTTGAATCATTTACAATCCCCGGTATACTACTATTTTTATTAGAATCATAGATAATTTCTTCCCCATCTTCAAAAGGAATTGTATTTAGGAACTGTATTGTATTATTTGGGGTACTTACATTTATATCTGCTTTAAATCCAGCAGAAACTTTAGTTTTAACAAAATTAGACTCCAGTACACATCCTACACCATTACCACCGGTTATCGTAATTTTTGGCTTTTCTTGATATCCATATCCAGCATTTAATATGTTAATATCTCTAACAGTTCCTGAAATATTTAAATGAGCTTTAATTCCTGTTCCAGTATCATCTTTTATATCTAGAGGAGGGACATCAATTACGTCATAATCTTTTCCTGCATTTATAACATCTATTGATACTATATTTCCATAATAAATGTTTTCATCAAATAAATTTGGAGATAGTAACTCTACGCCATTTGCAAGTAATCCAATTTCTCTATTAAATGTAGTTCTTTCATTTACATCGTCAAAAGATGCTTTTGATTTACTAAGACCAAATTTCTTTAAAAGTTTTTGATGTTTTAAAGTTTTATTTTGATATCCAGATTTATATATGATATCATCAATAATTGGAGAAGTAGTTTGAATATATTTTTTTGAAAAAATATCAGACTTACTATATGATATTTTTATTTTATTATTATCAATTTTTGTAACATAATACAATCCAGTTAATATCCCAGAAGAAGTTCCTGGTTGATAATAAATTAATTCACCACTTAAAAAATTGTGATTAGAGACATTAAATGTATCAGTTGTAGAAGTCCCAACTGGAGTTGTTACTGTTTTTTTATTGTCTGTAGAAAAAAGAGTATAATTTGGTAATCCTGATGATGTAACATAAAAATATTCTTCATTTGAATCGATATACGTATTTTGAACTCCAGAAGGGATATTCTCTAATCCTTCAAAATAGTTACTGTAGTGATTGGTCTTATAGATTTTTTTCCTTACAGTTTTCGCAGTTAAAATATTAAAAGATCCAATATTTGTAGCTTGAATCAAAATTCTATTACTATATTTCTTAATTATATCAGAAGTTGAATATTCTACAGATAAAATATCCACTTCTGTTGTATTACCCAAATTATCTACAAGTAAAATCTTTTCCGTTTGATAAAAGTAAACTTTATCAAACAAATTAATTCGGTATTTTGTAGCATCAACTTGTGAAATATTTTCTATATCATGATTTGTAGGAATATTATAAATCCAACTGTTGAATTCATATTGATTATATAAATCTTTACCGAACCCAGATAAAGCGATGGTATCGCCTACTCTTAGATTTGATGTTTTTGAAAAATCAATATTATCAATTACATTAACTACTCTAAATTCAACTTTTGATGTATTTCCTACTCCAATATAACTGTAAGCAAATTTTTCTTCAATCAGATCAAGCCCAAAATCTAAGGGTTTAGTTATATTAGTAACTCCAGTAAACTGATTAATATTTTTTCCAGTGTAGTCGATTTCAATAAAATCAGAATTTTCTGGTTTTACCAAGATAGTACCAGAATTAGCAAATCCCACCGTAGAATCCACTAAAATAGTGTCTCCATTAATTGAGACATCTTCTAGTATTCTAGTTTTACCAGAGACTTGGAAATTTCCAGTAAGTGAAGTACTGTCTAAAGAAATTTCATAAAATTCTTTACTGCCGACCGGTCTATATTCAATATTAAAAATTGAAGCACTCACCGTACCAATTCCAGGTACACTTTGAAATAGAAAATTACCTTTAATTCCTATTGGATTTCCGCCAGAAATTTTTTCTACTAAAATATTTTTCGTTATAAAATAAGAATTAGAAGAGGGCGATAAAGTGTATTGTTGTGGTTTTATAATTTCGATATCAGATCCATAGAGGATTTTAAATAAAAGTTTATATGATTGGTCAGTTCCTTTAGAAGAATATAAATCTTTTATTCTATACGCTATATTTTCTATAGATATATTTTCATAAAAATCTCTGGATTCAAATCCAGGTAAAAATTCAAATTTAAATTTTTCAAAAAATTTAGTTAAAAATAAATTACTTAAATTATTAACTACAGTCTCACTGATATGTTCTGATGCACTTGTAGAAGAAAATTGTAAAAATTCTGGATTATCTAAGGACTCTAAACTATCAACTCCACTAAATCCTCTAATACAATTTTCAAAAGTAGTTTCTGTTTTTGATAGATATGTAATTATTTCATCATCTATTTTTAACAATCCATATGTATCAGGCCAACCTTTGGTCGATAATACATTTATTGTGGTATCAAAAGCTAAAACGTCAGATGTTAAAGAGGTACTTTCAATTAAATCAATATTATTAAATTTTTTAGAATTTTTATATTGAGTTATATTGGAAATAATATCAATAGAACCAGATTGATGTTCTAATGATTGATAATACTGTTTAAGAAACTCCACAAAAAGAGGAGACTCTACGGATAAAAATTCTGGAATCTGTGATTCTACGATAGAACCAATTTTTACTCTTTTAATTTCTGACATTTTATCTTGTATATTTTCCGTTTAGATAACTGGATGTAGTTACATACTGTGTTGCAGAAGAATTTTCACCAGAGCTAACAACATCTTCTACAATATTTACCACAGAATTTTTAACGTCTAATTGTAGATATAAGTCCTGAAGACCTATGATATCATTTGACTCTGGAGCTGCTTGAACTTCAACAACTCCATTATTTAAAACTGTTGTTATTATGTTAACAACGTCTAATCGAATTTCACCTCTAACATAATCAACAGTTCCAGCATTATTTTTGATAATTACTGGTACATTATTTTCCAATTTAAAGAAAAATATATTTCCTGTTTTTTTGTCAGAAGTTGACTGGGAATCGGACATGTAAAGGACATCGGATACACCATCAATAAGAAATCCAGTAGATTTTATAGAATATCCACCATCCCTAGTATGTATTTGATTTCCGAAACAAAGTTCATACGTTGCAGGAGTATTAAATTCTGGAGTCAAATCTCTTCTCATTTTCACTTTCGTAATATTAGAAGTTACAGACTTATCACAATCATCAATTAATCCAACAGCTTTACTATATTTAAATCTACCACCAAAACTGTTAACATCTTTAGAATTTGAATATGAAGTTAAAGTATCAATTACTTTTGTCTTTACTATCTCTGGATTACTCAATAAATTTACGTTGTAGTAAACCGAAGTATCTAATTCAATATAAAGATATGAAAGATCTATTATTTCTGGAAGAATTCCAGCTATTGAATATTTTTTAATGGTGCTCAATATAGTCTGTTTAGTAATTTCAGACAAAAATGTTCCATTTCTTGGTTTTATAGATATGAAAACTTTTCCATATTGTGGTGGATCTAATTCATCTCCACCATAAGCATTTACCGATTCTACGTTTGGATAAATGTATGGGATTAAAGCCTTATAATCATTAGAAGTTACAGCGCGATTTTGTGAAGCATATACTTTTGGGGAAAAATACTTAATTGAATCAACTGACTCAATCTCATCTCCACTTTCTGATTTAGATTGAGTTATTAATAGAGAAATGCCCGTAGTGATGTCAAATAGATTATTATCCTTTAATCTACCAGAAAAAGTAAAGTTAGTTGCTCCATTACCAGAAGATCCATTTGTAACAATATATGTAATCTCTATTTTACTTCCATTAGATGGTTTTCTACCTACAATATTATCACCAAATCTTATTTCATATTTTGCATCATCAACTTCTTGAATTAAAAATATTCTAGATTCTTTACCAACATCCAATAAGTTATCATATGGAGAATAAACCTCTGTTACTTGATTTGTAACCTTTACCCTGATTGAGGTTGTATCAATATTAATATTAGGTAGAATAAATCTCTGATTAGTTTGGGAAGTATCTACAGTAAATGTACTAGTTAAAAAGATCCCTTCATAAATTGGTAAATTTTCAAAAACCGCAACTCCATCGCTATTAACGGGAGTTGTAATATCTTCTGGAACTGAAAAAATATAATTACCGTTTGATACTGCTCCAAGAGCTACTTGTCCAGCTAAAAGTTTTACCGTTTTGGCGTCAGTTTGACTCATATCAACAGTAAAACTAACAGTAGCTCTAGAAGATCTTCTAGATCTAGGTAAATAACCAATGTTTCTAGCAAGCGAAACTACATTCTCTCTGAGAGTTGCACTCTCCAAAAACATTTCATTAACTGCCATATTCGAATTATAGGCAGTTATATAACTGTTATATGCTAATAGATCGATTAATACTGAAAAATTGGATCCTTCAAAATCAAAATCAGTAAAATTTTGATTCGAACGCAAATAATCTTTGATCTGTGTTCTAAGATCCCCGAAGTCTAAATTTGTAAATTGGTTAAATGACATTAGACTCTAGTTGGTTGCAGTACGAAATCTATAGTTTGAGTTGGAACTGGAAGTCCAATTATGGTGTATGCAATTCTAACGTTAAGATCATTAGAATCTTCAAGGTATGTAACTAATACTGAAGATAAAGAAATCCTTCTTTCGAAGTTTTTCAATAAAGTTCTTATATCTAGTTCTAATGAATATGCAATCTCTGGAGATTGCAACTCAAACATAGAATTTTCAACTTGAGAACCGATCAGTGAATTAAAAAATCTTTCACCATTTCTGGTTCTGACCAGATTAACAACCGATTTTTTAATCGCGTCAACATCATTAATAGCCAAAATATCATTAGTTACAGGATTCCTCACAAACGAGAGACTTACATCCTTGAATTTGCGAGAAATCCTAGTCATTACTCAAACTAAGGGTATTTATTATATGTATAAGACCTTTTTACCATTTTTTGCCATATGTTGGCTCAGTGCCATAACCCCAATCATCATAGTCTTCATCATTACGAATCTTTTCATGAAGCTCTGTTTGTTTTTTGAGATCATGGGTCGGTGCATAATCATGCATGACCTCTTGAATGACTCTATTTTGGGAAGTTTTATGATAATCTGTAACTAATTTTGTGGTTCCCCACATTTCTTTCATATAATCTGAGTTCCTATCTACTGGTAAATTTGACATTTTTAGCTCCTGATTTAAAAATCAGAACTTTTTACGGGGTTGCTATCCCGAAATGTCAAAGATTGTCGGTTAACTTCTTAACTTCATCTTCTATCGAAGCTTGTTTGAGGTGAGGCATATAATTTATCGCTACATCATAGAGTTGTTTCTCAACATCATAGAGATATTTGTCAGAAACACCTTCACTTCCTTTTTTATGAGTGTCTGGTTTGTTATTAAAGTCCATTTTCTTCTCCTTCAACTGAGTTTTCTAAGTATTTGGCGTCATCTCCGAGAATCTCCTTGAGATACTCTTCTGTCCAATAAGTATAATAATCAGTTTCCATTAATTTTTTACGAATTTTGTTCAATTTCTTCTTTGATTGACACAAAATTAAGTTATATTTTTCATTATTTGTCTTCACACCACTAATAAATGTGTCTCTGGAAGACAAATCTTCAAAAAATTTGTAATATTGAAACTTTTCATTGTAATGTGAGACCCATTTTGCAACTTGATCTGCTCTCCAAAAGTCCTCAACAATAAAAATGATGACATCATGACCTGGTTCAGGCACAATGTCATCAATGGTAGTCTCTACAATTAAAGTTTTTGAATTAGAAGCATATGGGCAAACTGCAAATCCACCCATCTCTGGTCGATTTTGAGATACTTCTTGTATCCATTTGTGAATATATGCTTCTTTTTCAGTCATATCACCCTGCAGCGAGTGGTGAGGCGGGATTTGGTTTGGATGGTGCAACTGTTCTTGCATTTGAAGCTACATCGTAATCAAAAACTTTAGAAGTTTCTGGTGTTACTTCTGGAGCATCTGCGGCAGTTGGCCCTACTTTTGGTGTTGTTTCCGACATTTGTTTAAATTTACTATTTAAAATTATTTAGACTTTTTGCCTTTATTTGTTTTGTTTGAGTTTTGATTATTTACCCTGACCCCTATAGGGTTTCCGAGCCTTATTACGGCTGGTTGCAGCATATTTAGTTCCGTTACCTTTCCCTTGAAGAGTTAGTTTAGGTTTTCCAGGAGCATAACCAATACTTTTATTTAAACCACCTTTTGCTTTTACTGCCATTTTTTAATACCTCATAATTGGTTTTGTTTGCGCGCCGAAATTGACTTTCAAACGCGCCAGAAATCAAATAATACGAGTCTTCTCGTGTCCTACACGGATCTTAGGATCACACCAGATCTCCATACCCGCTGCCTTTGCATCAAGACAGAACGAAACGTCTTCACCACACATATCTTGAACTTCTCCAGAGTCAAAGACTTGCATCTTAGGAGCGAACCAGGGGTACTCTAGAGACTCAAAGACACCGTGCTTAATCAGAACCCAACCAAACCCCGTATAGTCTACCGTAAAGGGCTTACGGCGCTTCTGCATGGTCTCTCCGGTCTCATGGTTCATGACTCCACCATTGTTCTTAAAGTCATCTTCTTCCAACCAGTGAGCAACAGAAGTCGTATGACCATCTTCAGTCATATACCAACCAGCTGCAATCTCTTTATCCATTGCAACAAGACGATAGAACTGTTCCGTATTGAATACGATATCACTATCAATCCAAAGTTGGTAATCATACTTGAGTTTACCATCCCAAGGAATCTGTTTCGGACCACGCAGAACGTTTGCTCCAAGAACTTTGCAACGTGCAAAGTTGACCATAGAAGAATAATCTTGAGAAATTTGAATCGCTGCACCGTTCTGAACAAGATCGAAGCACAGTTGAACAAAGTTCTTCAGGTAAATATACGAAACTCCCCTACCAGGAAGACAGAAAACAATGGACTTACCACGAATCATTTCCTTCGCGGCATCCAAATCAAATTCATCATCACTCTTTTTAGGAGTTGGTGCTGTAGCTTTAATTGTAAATCCTTTAGACATAAAATTAGAATTGCGACGTTATCATTCTACCATTACAAATCAAATCATGCAATGGTTTCTGGTTTATTTAGAAGAAAATTTTAGATGCAATCTTCTTCAATTTTGGCCAATAAATCTTCAATTTCATTCTTAAGAGAATTATTGATAACCAATATTTTATCAGTATCCAATCGATGTTGAAGACAATCAATTAATAAATCTTTTTCTTGATAATCTAACTTGAGTTCCATATATTTTTCTGTATCCATTTCAAACATTATATATCAATTTTAATTATTCTCCGATGTATCTTGCAATTGATCCAACATATCGACCAGGTTTAGTAATATCTTTTGTCACATTACTCAATGCACCAATCGTAACATCATTTACAATGGTTATTTTACCAATTACAGAAGACTTGAATTTAAATGTACAATTTTCACCTACGGTAGTTCTTCCTGCAATTAAAGTTCCTGCATGTAAGACACAAGCCCTACCCAGATTAACATGATGTGCAACAAGACAATTACTTTCAATCCAACAATGATTTCCAACATGAGTTTCATACAATGTTGAACTAAAAGGACCTATGACAACTCCCTTACCTAATGTAGAAGTATTACTCACTACACTGGTATCATCCACATAAGTGATGCAATCTAAATCTAGATTATCAATTTCTTCACATATTGTTTTTCTCAATTTAGTATCAATACAAAATGCAACAAGATACTGATAATCAGATTTATTCTCAAGATTCAAAAATACTTCTGGAGTTATGACATCTATCGTATTTTGAGTTTCTGTAAGAACAATATTCATGGCCGATTCGACCATCGAAGATTCAGAGTAACCAATAACCTTGATTGGTTTATTGTTTTCAATAATCATAAGTTATGCGGATGTAATTCAATTATAAAAGAAAACTCAAATAAATGCAATCTTATTTTGTAACTGAAATACCAAAATGGTTTAAAGCTTGTTTAATTTTTTGATGATCTATTATTTTTCGTTTGTCCCGATCATAAAGAAGATCATCCATGATTTTACAATTGTTTTCAAATCTTTCTCGATTATCATTCCACAATTCTGGAATATTAGTAGATCCATTTAATAGATGTTGATTTCTATCAATTGCAGCTGCTAATCGTTCAAAATGATCTTCAATTTCATCATAACTATGATCAATGATATCATCAAATGTATCTATTTGCAAGAATTCTTTAATTTCTCTAACAATTCCAGGGCCATTAATATAGATTGGGAAATTTTTTGCATATATCGATTGAACTTCTTTCTCACTTAAAGCTGGAGTTGATTCAAAGAACATTGTTCCAGTTATGATTTCAAGAGCAATTCTTTCGTAAACAGGTAATAGATTCACATTATAATTGTTTGCGACTCTATCATCAGTATAATCAAAATTGCGTATCTTTAAATGATTAAATTTTTCAGATCTAAATTTTTCATATCCTTTTGCAAAATCATTTTTTAGTTCATCGGTTGGTATTTTTGTGATGTTCTTGTATCGATCATATGTTACTAGTGTTGGTGCAGCCATATTAAAGGTAATGTAACCTTTACGGTGATAATCCTTAGATAACAAGTAACATACAGTCATCACTCGATGTACTTTAGTATCTGAGTTTAATGATAACCAATTATTTTTAATTTCTTTCTTTTCGCAATGTTGCAATCTTTCCGTATAACTTGTAGGTATGATTGTATCCAAATACAGATTAGGAAGTTTCAGTTGTTGTCTTAAATTTAAATGCATACTAAAAATTATAAAATTTTGCTCCGGATGTTTTTCGCAAAATTCTTTTAGTTCATCGATTGCAAGATTATCATACGAATCGATCATCAAATCAATGACATTTAAAACTACAACCTTAGTTTTAAATTCGATCTGATACAAATCATTAAATGATGTTCCAGTTCCATAAGGACAAGATAATAACTGGTAACACTCTATATCTTCTTCGAGATTATAGGTATCAAAAAAAGTTTCAAATGTATCGTTAAACGGACATCCTGGAAAAGAAGATAGTGTTTTGATTTCCATTTTTAGTTAAAAATATTTTTGATAAACTTCCTCTTCATTTGATAACCTCATCGAGAGTAAAACTCGTGGTAAATTATAATTTAAAATTTGAATGCCATGAAGTTCCTTGACATTCATTAAGGTAGGAGTGTCTAAGAGATATTTATCCACTTCATTACAATCATCGAGATCGTAATAATATCCAGTCACTCCATTTGATAAAGAATCTAAAGTACCT